TTATTTTGTCCTTGTTTTTTGTCTAAACTCATAACTTCTATATTTTGATATATTCTTTTTATTGTTTTTCAAAAATAATGCTGGCTTGTTTTTTTTATCAAAAATTTCTTTCTTGCCTTTGAATTCTGCTTCCTTTATTTCGTGCTGTAAACCAAGTCTGCTGACAATATCATATGCCTCTATTTTGTTTTTAACCTCAATTTTTATTTTTAACATCATATTTAAAACTTGCCCGCCGTAGCTTTAGCGTAGGAGGGTCATACGCTTACAAATGTATATTTTTGGCTTATAACTAAAACTGTATTATTATCCTTAACCCAATTAATTCCTGTAATATGCGACCAAAGATTGCCTGTGTCTGGGTCTTCATCACCGTCAATAACATTTCCAAATTCTGTATATGTTCCTGCACATTCTGTTTCTGTAAAAAATGCAGTCAATAAAACAACATTTTCATCATCAGTGCCACTGGCCATGTCATTCCTATAAACTTCATTTATCAATGTTGTATCACCGTCACTTGCAATACCACTCCCATCACCCAGCAATGCTTTATTGATATATCCTGTATAAGTAGTATCACCGACCAATCTTTTTATTAGAGCATTAAAACCAGTTCTGCAAATCACATTAAATCTTCTGTTTTCCTGCACTAAATCACCTAAAATATAGTATTTCATTATTTTTGGAAATAACGGACGTAAATTACGCAAAATTTTATTAAAAGCAATTTCACTCTTTGTTAATTTTGATTGATCGTAAAACTTAGCCGTGATATCTCCGACTGCATGTGCATTTTCTTTTGTATGTTTTTTTATAATCATATTGCTTGTCCTCCATAGCTTTATGCGCAGGAGGGTTAACTTAACTCGCTTGTATCTAAACAAAATTCTCTCTCGGGGTCTGTGTGACCTGTTGGAATATAAGGTGCTAAAACAAATATTGGTCTAACTCCTGCCCCAAATGGGTCTTTTTCAATTGACTCTGTCACCTCAACTGTTTTATAATCTTCCATTTCTTCAACCAAACCAATCTCCTCATCAACCTGAACATCTTGATAATCAAGGTAATATTTTTTTAAAACAGCGTTCTCATTTAAAGTGACTTTTTTATTTTCTCCCACCAGTAAACTCTGCAAAAAGCTGATCATTCCTAAAGTTTTAAGTGTGGCTAATTCAACCGTCCATTCTCCCTCTGTTGCAGTAAACATTTTTAAACTAACTCGCATTATCAAAAAATTTTCATTTATACTCCTTGCTGATAAATTTATACTTATAGTCTGCCCCGAACTCAATCCACTTAAATATGTTCTAAATCCTCCCTCTCTTATAGTATTTGCATAAGCTGATAGTTGTGCCTCACCGTACTGTTTAGCCTCATTAGTGGTCTTGATACTCTTATCAATTTTTTTAAACTCAAATCGTCCATATTTTGAAATACTGGCATTATCTTCTACTTGAGCCATAATCGGGATAAGATAATATCCGCTAATCTCAATTACATCACCACTTACTGGCGGAACTACAAATCTGACATATTTCTCGTTATAACTCCAAAGACAATCATAATCATCATCGCTGTTTAAAAACTCCGTTCCCACGCTCACCTCAACACTGTTCACCTTTACAGTCGGCTTTTTAGAAAATTTATAATCTGTAGCAAAACTCTTTTGATTGCCATCACCAGTATGCGGTTTTGTTCTTTCATTGTCTGATGTTATCTCACCGCCCTCAATTATTACTACATTCCTAAGCTGGCTTAAATCATTATCTATACTTAAACTGTCCCTGATATAATTATCACTGCCGTCTGCAATATTAAATGATGCTGGCTCATCATTTTTAGAAAAAAAATGAATATCATGATCATAATCGATATACCAACTATAATTAAATAACTCACAAAGCTCTGTTAAACATTTACTAACGCTCAAATTATTAAATGCCACTACTGTCACCTCTAAGCTACAATTCACATTGTTATAAGTAATGCCTGTACCTGCCAAATAATTTGTGACCAAAAACTCAATAATCTCATTAACTGTTTTATTCTCAAATCTTTCAATGACCAATATTCTGTCCAAATCCAAAGTATAATCCTTGGTTTCAATTTCATAATAAACAACATCTCCTTCGGCATAATTACCAACTCTTATAATCTTGCCTGCAAATACCTTCTCCGCTCCGTCAAACACTTCAACTATGTCACTAATCTCAGGTTTATAGCCTTGCCCTTCAAAAACTTTGATTGTAAAATTGCATAAATTTGGTTGTTCGTTAATATTGTCTTCAATATTGAAACTATCCCAATCAACTAAATTCGTTTTTTCTTCATTGTTTATTTTTAAAATAATATTCATACTTGTCCTTTGAAGCTTTCTTGCCCGCCATAGCTTTAGCGACGGCGGGAGCGTAAGAGGGCTAACCTAGCAAATTACTTGTCTTTAACTTTCTAATCATTAAATCTCCGATCCTCTCTGCACCTTTTCTGTCCATTATTGTATTGCCTGTAATATTTATATTGATCACATTACCTCTTCCACCTAATCTGCTATTAGGAATTATGTTGCCACTACTGCCAGGCACAAACAATTCGGGTCCCTGCTCACCAACAATATATGCTTTAGTCGGACTAACAAATCCGCCACTTGCTCTTCCTCCGCCAAATCCCAAAGCGTTGCCAATCGCATTTTTTGCCCCTTGTACTACATTCAATTTTTTTATTCTCTCTATCAATTTATCAATCCAACCAACAACCTTTGAAATTGTGCTGGTGGTTGCATCCCAAATCCCCTTAAACTTCTCAATACCAGCATTCGCTACTTCAATAATCTTCGTTAAAGTTTGGATTAACACAATTAAACTGACTTCAATTATTTTAACTACCGCTATTAACGCTCCCAACAAAATAACTCCAATAACTTGGGCGAAAACTTCTAAAAATGGCTTAAGCGGTTCTAGTGCCTCCCATAGCTTTTGCAATTCAGGTAGTAAATTTTCTTTAAATACTAATGCAATATTTTCCCATGATGTCTTGAATATAACTAGCAATCCCTTATATCTATCTACAATATCGATTCCTTTCTTTACAATATCTATAAAACTTTTAGAAATATCAATAACTGTCTTAATTGCAATTTTTAATGCCTCAAACGCAGTCAATAAAACTTGTCCAATAATATCAGCTGTTGCTTTTAATTGCGGATTGATCTCATTTTCTTCTGTAAATGCCCACGCTTTAAAACTCTTAATCGATTTATAGACATATTCAATCATCGGTTTCATGGCATTATCAAGCATCTCTCCTAAAATAAGTTTTAAACTCACTATTCCGTCTTTTACTGAATTAGACATTTTATACCAACTTCCCATTGCCTCTGTATACGATCCCTCCATTCTGGTTGCCTCGCCAATTATAGCGTTGTACATGGCTTGTGTTTTTTGAGCATATGTAAGTTCACTGGTTTTAATTCCCAACTGCTCTGATGCATCTTTATAAACCTTTACCAAATTCATCTCAATTCCATATTCGCTTAAAAGTTCCGGGCGAAGTTTAACTACCGCTTGCATCATGGCTTTAATGGCATCATTGGAGTTCTTATTTGAGGCGGCGGCTACATCTCTACCTCTGGCTACAATTTCCAAAGCCTGCGACTCACTCATATTGGTCATGATTGCTGTTTTTGTGAGTTCAATCGATGTTAACATATCCTTGTTTTCGTCCCTGATGCTTTTCACCAAACTATCAATTTGTTTTTTCGACCAATTATTGTTTTCACCTAGCTTATAAATAACAGCTTTTGATTGCCCCAGCTGACCAGTTAAATTAATACTATCCTTAATGAGTCCTGATAAACCACTGGCAAGTTTACTGACAGTACCGACAATCGCACCGTATGCTAAATTACCAACTGTCACAGCCTTGGCCATGGCACCAAAAGAACTGGATGTGTTTTTTGCATCCCCTGAAATACCATTCAATGCTTTACTGACTTTTTTCATCTCTGAACTAGCATTGTCAACAGCTTTTAATATAATTTGTAGTTCTTTATTATCTGCCATTTTGTTTTTTATTTTTTTCGGCAATGTAAATTAATACCTCATTTATAAACTCCCACCTTTGAATCCTGAATTCTTCTTCTGTCCAGCCAAGCTCCGCACAAAAAAACGCTCTTATTGCTTTGAAACTTGGATCGCCAAACCGCACGAATCTGCCTATTTCGTATTTTGCGGATTGGCTTTGGCTAAAAAATCTTTTACAAAATTAAGATTTTCCTGAATAAACTTAATATCATCAATGCAAAGCAAATTGACATTATCGATATTCACAGGCAATATTTGCTCGTTTTCATCAGTTGCGTCCCAATCTTCAATAATCCTAGTTAGCATGACTAACACCTGCTTAATATCGCTGTCTTCCTTTTCTATTTCTTCAATATCATTAGCTAGCACTCCGTCTCTGACTTTTACTGTAATTCCACTTTTTGGCAGTTTGATGTTTTTAACATCTCTTATATCTTTAAGTATTGGCATATGATTAATAGCTTGCTTGCTCGTTAGTTAATACCGCAACAATGCTCCTTGCATCACTGCTTGAATAAAATGCCTTAAAGCCGACCGTTACTTTGGCAATTTCGTTATTGTCTCCGCCAATCAATGGTTCTCTAAATTTGATTTTAGCCAAATCAATAACCAATTTAGGATTTGATGTTAAGCCAATGGTAATTCCTGAATTTACAATCTCCAATCTCATGGCTTTTTTATTTCCGTTCAAGGCATAATCCATTAAATCTGTATTCTTAAAAAGCATTTCAATATTACCCTCAATAGATAGCTGTTTATTAAGAAAATCATTCGGCTCAATACTGCCTAATTTCTCATCATCCTCAACATTTTTATTAACTTCTATCTCTACACTTCGAACATCAATCGCACTTGCACCACCTAGTTCAGATAAGTCATCAGCCAGTTTCACATTAATATCTTTGCCTAAAAAATAATTTTCAGTCACATAAGCTGGAACATTGCTAGCTGATACACCTGCTTTGCCTCGAAGTACCGCCTCAAACTTCAAATAATCCTTGGCGACAGCATTTAATTTAAATGACTCAATTACTGAATTGGGGTATGCCTTTTGCTCGTTATCTCCTCTTTTTACCTCGACTGTTACTGTCGGATGTTTGGCGGATTGCAAAACCTCAAAATTATGATCATAAACACCTGCATCAGCTGATTCTGCTGATGTTACACTACCTAGTGTGGTCAGTAAGAAGAGTCCAAAACTCTTGTCAAAAACTTCTCCTCCAATAGTGCCTCCGCTCATTTTTTTACTAACCTCCTGATCCTCACTATCTTCAATTACGCCCACAGCACGTTCTGAAACAGCCACCTCAATTTTATCGTTAATGTCTTCAGATAATGGCTTTAACCAAAACGCAGGGGCAACGACTGTCCCTCTTGTTGATTCTAAGCCGATGCCAATATTAAATTTTCTTTTTAATGTTTCCATATGTTTTATTCTTTATTTAGTTTTTTAAATTTCTCATCAGCCTCCTCCTTTGATTTGGCTTTGATTGTGACTTGGCCAGGATAATTGTATTCCACCTGACCGTCTGAATTCTTAGGACGGTCATCTTTATTTTCAACTTGACCGTCTGCACCCTTAGGACGCTTTTTATTAGATTCCTCCTGACCGTCTGAACGATTAGGACGGATACTTTTGTCTTCAACTTGTGTTTTTTTTATTGACATAATGGTTTTATATTAATTGTTTTAATTTAACGCATATTATCTCCATTTCCAGCACACGCATTAACAACTCTCTGTCTTCCCAAACAAAACTGCTTGAAACCTGCACATCATCGCATAAACCGCCTAAAGTGTCGTCATTATCAAATAAATCATCAATTATATCCGATAGATTAACAAGCAAATTTTCTCCGTCTGATTGCCCCCTAGCATTCTCATTCACCTCCTGAATTACCTGAACTTTAAACTTATAAAACTTCTTTATTGTTTTGACACTTTCCCTGATTTTTTCGTTTTCACTGCCTAAAATTATTGCTACTGGAAATTTATTAAAATGACCTTTGTTATATTTATAAACCTCCTTAATTTCCTCAACAGTTTTTAATTTATTATAAATTGCATTTAAAATATTATTCCTCATATTCTTTTGATTATTTTTTCCAAAACATCTACAAAGATTTTTCTCACTTTTTTATTTGTCATGTTTACAGTCCTATCAACAAATGGATTAGCTTTTGTCCCTTTCCTCATGATTGATTTTTGCAATGCATATGGATTAATGCCTTTTTTAATTGCCCATATTCTAAGCGGTGACCTTGGACTGCTAACTGAAACATAATGCGGTCTAGTTCCCTCATGCACTGGAATCGCATATTTTTTCTTTGGAACAATCATCACACTATTGGCTGTTAATCTCATGCCTATACTTTGCCTTAAATGATTTGTAACGCCAATTGGCACCTGTCTTTTTTCAGTACTTACAATCAACTTACCTGATTTTAAAAGTCCTTTGCTTATTTCCTGATTAGCAATAACTGGGTACATTCTGAATACCTCCCTAATCTCGTCTAAATTTTCAATTTTTACTTCAAATGGCATATCTTGATCCCGCTAAGCTTTAGCTTTTTGCGGGGTTAATTATTCGGTTTGATTATTATTGCCTCAATTCTTGATAATGATCTGTATTCTAATTTTTTTAAATTTTTAACTATAAATGTTTCTCCCTCACTTTCAATTTTGTCCGCCTCTTTTATATCTGAATAAATATCTGCATATAGTTTATGCATCTCTGCTGGATTGCCCTCGCTTATCATTAAATCTTCGGCTTTTATCGGCATAATGACTCCATAAACATCATTAATCCTTTTGTACTCTTCTGTTTTCTTTTCAGTATCGCTAACCAGCCTATAAACCATTATTCTTTTTTCAAACGCAAATCTCATATATTGAATTTCTTATATTTGCCCAAAATGGATGCTATATCAGGCGACAAATGATTCTCCCAAGTAACTTGCGACTCTCCCAAATTCTCCATTTTAATGCCGTCACTCTTTCTTTTATTCCATAGCCTGCCTACGATTTTTAATATTGCTAATTTTAAATCTTCAGGGATATTTTTATTTGTATAACCAGTTTTATATTTTGCTCTATAATTCCTTTCACCCAATCTCACATAATCCAGTTTAACTACTCCCTCATCACTATAAAATTTATAACTTGTGTCAGACACTTCTTGCCAAACATCTTCCTGCTCATTCTCAATTATTAAATTTTGTAATTTTAGATTGTACGTCAAAAATATCTCGTCATCGATATCATCACCGTCAAAATACTCCTCGATGTCCGATTCCTCAATTTTGTTGTTTATCATACACTCTGCCCACTTAACAGCACCATTAATAAGCATAGTGATCGTATCATCAAAATCATTTGTGTTTAAACTGATATATGTTTTAAAATCTTCTGTGTTTATAATCATAAATTTAAAGCTCTTATTACTGACCCTTTTTAGCTCGGGTCAGAACATAAAAGCTCTAGGCTTTCTCGCAAAATTTTGCTTTGATCAGTTTTTCAGCTTCTTCCGTATCAAGCCCAGCTACATCACCCTTTACATAAGGAGTATGGCTTTTTAAAAATTTTACTCGGACAAGTTTTGATTTCTTTTTCTTGTCTTTTTTTTCTTCGGCTGAATTATTATTTTTGTTTTCATCAGCCTGATTGTTTTTGTTGTCGTTTGCCATAAAATTATCGCTTAATTATTAGTTAACTAATTACTTTCTCCCTCCCTACTAGAAATCCCCATGCAGGGAGGGAGTATAGCAATAAGCTAAACTCTATTTAACACCAGTCAATACTTTTCCAGCATCCGCAAGAGTATAAACTCCATCAACTGCCTCTGCTACAACCAACTCTGTTTGCAATTTACTGATGACTTTATCAGTATCAACAAACATTTTCTCACCATCCTTAATCCAGTAATACCAAGGGTCAAAAAATAATATTTCTGTTTCATCTGTGCCAGTACCAAGGTTGGCTGGGATATCAGCACTTTCCAAAACTGGTCTGTTAAAGACAGTCTGATCACGAACATCAAAAATCGGCAATCCATTATTATCCTTTAGCTTTCTTAACAATTTCATACCAGCACTTGAAGTCATGAATACCGCATTTTGCCTATACTGTTCTGGAAGTTCGTAAAATAAATCAACCAAATCATCATAACCAAAATCAGCTTCAGCCTGAGCAATTGATCCAAAACCTGCACTTCTAAGACCTGTTGGCTTATCAGAACCGTCACCAGCCACAAATGCCACTTCCTCTGTGTCTCTCAACTTCCTTGAGCATAACTCACCAATAAAATTGATGATGTTATAAGCGGAAGTGTTAAGCAGTTTTCTTGGAATAAGAACTCGAGCCGCCAAATAATAATCATAAAGATTCTTCTTTCCAACAGTTGGATTGCTTTGTGTTATAGTTTCATTTTCACCTACCCAATAGGCTGTAACACCTGCATCTTCAGTCGGTAACTGAAAATCACCGCTCAACTGAAACACAAAAGCCAACTTTCTCATTTTTGAGATTTTATCTTTTTTAGTAAGAATAAAATCCGCCAATTCTGTTGGAACTGTATAGCCGAATGAATTATTATCAGAATCAATCGCTTTCTCTTCAACCTGCCCTAAGCAAACTTTTCTGATAAAGTCTGCTGATTTTTTTGTTTTCTCTTCATCAGTATCTGGCTTGCTATCCTTTACATCTCTCTTAACCTCTTTCAAAATTTCACTTTTCATATCAGGCAGAATCTCTTTGACTCCGTCTGTGATGATGTTTTTTAACTCCTCCATAGTAACCTCTTTTACTTGGGTTGGAGTTTGTTTTTTATCTTTGTCCATATGTTAATGTTTTTAGTTATTTAGTTATTTTGAGTACAAATTCGCATGCCTTATCGGCTTGCTTTATTGCTTGTCTGATTCGGAGTATTTTTTTGTCCGTTTCAGGATCGACCTTTGTCCCTTTTTGATCTGCCAGGGACTTTAAATGTTTGATATATTTATCACTTAATTTCAATCTTGCTATTTTCCCGTCCTTGTAATAAACTTTTGCTCTTTGCTTTTTGTAATCAATATCAATAAAATTTATTTCTTTTTCCAGTTTTTCTTCTTTGATATTTACAAGTTCAGTATCAGGATTAGCCCCAGCCAATACTGGCGACCATTCGTATAATCTAACCTTTTTAATAATTCTGTTATCGTTTTCGTCCCATTCATAATCCAACACCCTAAATCCAATACTAAACTCATCAATAATCCCAAATTTAACATCGCTGTATGCTTCCTTGCCTCTTTGTGTTTCCAAATTAAATTCTGCTTTTATAAATAAGCCTTTAGTGTCTTCTCTTGCCTGAAGTGTTTTTGCAATTGGTATATCCCAATTATGCATCCAAACTCCTTTGGGCAATTTCTTTTTAATACTCTCCGCAAATGCACCCTGTTTGATAATATCGCCCACCAAATCAATGTTATTGAAAATTGAAACATAAGCCTCAATTATTCCTTTTTGCTTTTGATCTTTTTTCTCAAGCAATTTAATATCAGCCTTAACCTTAACCCGAATCATCTTATTAAATTCAAGTTTTTTATTATTTCTTTTCTCTTTGATTTCTTTTATTGTTTTTCCCATATATTTTGATTGATTATTATTTAAAGTGGTGTAAAATCGCATTTGCAATTGGGGTGGGCTGGGATTTCTCCCTCAATTGATTTAACTGTCCAATCTTCCTCGGCTTTGGCAATGCATATATCACATGCATCAGGAGATAACAACCATTCAACATCAGTAAAACCGTAATGCTCGTATGTTTTTCTATGAGCCTCAACCACACCTCTGGCACTTTCAGTCCTAGCAATCATTTCTGCTCTATATTCAGTGGCAAATTTAAACACTTCCTCAACTCGCTTTTTTAAACTCTCAAGCTCTTCACCTGCCTCAACACCTTCCTTCATAGTTTTTTCAAATGCCTCAATAGTTGTGTTATTTATACTTTCCCCAGTCTCCAACTCAACCTTAGAAATCCATTCTTTTATAAAATCCATGTCTACTATCATATCCTCGCCTATAAGCTCACTTGCCCCTGCAATACCTGTCATGACCGTTTCATAAAGCAATGGGTCAATAACCGCTATTGTAGCTCCCAGCTCTTCAGTTTTATTAATTCCGTATTGAGTGGCTACATCTTTTTTGTGATGATCTTCAAGCGATTTTATAAATCTCTCTTGTTGCTCTTTAAAAAACTCGGTAAATTTCTTTTTCCACAAATTCTCAAGTTTAGCCTCATTGTCCATTCTGATTTTATAAAACCGCTCACGTTGTTCATCATCTATCTTCTTCTCAACTGGTTCTACTATTTTTAAAACAACTGCTTTTTTATCAATTAATCCATTTAATATTTTATTGCCTGCTTTTTCACTGATTAATTTTAATTTTATATTTCTGTTAACTATCCGCTTTTTAATTGCCTTTTGTAATTTTAAATTTAATTTTCCAACACTACTTGCTTTAATCTTTATAAACTCTTTTTTCTCACCGCCAATCACTGGCATTGCAGATAATGGCATATAAATATAATCTCCGCCGTTTACTGGATCAAGCCCCTCACTTTCCCTGATTTCATTAGTAGTACGCCATTTATTCCAACTGCTCTCTTTTTGCTTTAAATTCATCTCTTCATCTTCCTTGGCCAAGGGTTCAAATGACAACCACAAATCACTCCCAAACATCGGTACTAAAAACTCATTTAACTGCTCAATTAATTCTGTAGCTAATGGCTCAAGTGTCCATTTATTAAAAACATATTCAGCTGCGATTGCACTTGCTCTGTTAACATCCTCAAATACTCCCAAAACTGGCTTTGGCACACCAAATATTGAAAGAATCTCATCTCGGTTCATTTTTCTGCTTTCAATAAAATCTAAATCTTTTGGCGGTAATGTAACTGGTTTAAACTTCAATCCACCCTCAAGCAATTGAACGTTATATGAATTCTCATAGCCTTGATACTTTTTCTTAAACTCTTTTTTCAACCTTTTGATCATCTTGTTATCTGCATTGCCCTCCATTTCAAGAAAACCGCTCGGTCTGGCATTATTCTTTAAAAGATTACTATTTGACTGCAGAATATAATCGTCATTCTCCGCTGTCATTCTGACTGCTTCAATAACACCGATGCCTTTCTCGGGATTTTTAGGATTATAATTTTTCAAAAACAATACATCTTCTTTTTCAAAATCTTTTTTGTACATGCCAATCTCGTATGTATAACCTGTCACATTGCCATCATCATCTTTTTTAACTTTAAAAAATTCTGGTCTTGCTATAAAAATATTGCTTGGCAATTTATCCTCTTTATTTGTTTTGCTTAATATCCATGGACTAGCACCAAGCAAATCCCTGTAAATTACACTTAACTGAATAAAATTGTATTTTGTCATTTCAGGATTAACCCGATAAAGCAACTCCAACAATTCATGTTCAATCACTTCCTCAACTTCTCCGTTTTTTTTAAGCCTGTATAACTTAAATTCAATTTGAGCCAATCCCATGCTTCGCCTAGCAACACATGCATACACCCACGACTTATAAAAATCTAAAGCATCGGACTTGGTAACAACCGATGACATTATTCCTGAATTAACAAAGAATGAATATGGCACTGCATTCTTATTGACTAATTGATTGTAAATTCTTTTTATAAAATTCATACTGTTTTTGCTTGTCCGCCGGAGCTTTAGCCTAGGCGAGGTAAATCACTTTTTGCTTTTATAATCATGTCTCCATAAGTTATTACTTGACCGTCTTCAAAAGTAACTTCAATTTCTGCGTAATATTTACCAGCCTCATCAAAATCACCGTCCTTGACCGTATATTTGACCTCTCCTGCACTGCTATCAACCACTTCCATATCACCTGCAAACTTTAAACTCTCCTCCCCGGGAATCTGTACTTTAAAAGATATGCTTGACACTGTGTTCAAATTAACCACATCTCCGTTGTAGTCAGTTAAGGCAAATGATAAATCATACCCCTTGTCGTCTTTTGTAATATCAATTAATGTCCTCATGATTTTTGTCTTAATATAAATTTTTTGGCTTTTGCTTTTACAGAATAGATCTTTTTAGCTACGCTCCTGAATCGCTTTGCAAATGTATCCATACTTACTACCAAAAATGTATTTTTGTTAAAAATTACCTGCCTGACTCTAGCTAATACAAAACTTAAACCTGAATTGACACTTGCCTGAAATACTCTTAAATAATTAACCGTCCTATTTAAACCGACCTGCCCAACTGATACTGCGTTAAACTCCTCATTGTAAATATTAATCGGAATATACTCATCATCACTCCAAATAATAAACATTGTGTCTTTGCCGTCTGTATATGGATTTTCGTTATACGTCATTGCTCCGTCCGCATAAACATCTCCTGTCCTGTAAGGTGCTCCTGCCCAAAAGCCTGATGTTACTTTGAAATTTATAAAATAAACTGTATTCTGCTTAATCTGCAACGGCTCTGGGAAGTTTATAGTTTTCCAACCTCCGCCATTATTTTGTGGTATGTTCTTTTGCTCTGTATAAAGTAACTCTCCGCCAATACCCTCATACAATTTAAATTCAATTCCATAACTCCCAGTATAATTATTATTCTGCTGATAAAATGAAACTCCTGCGATATTATTTAAATTGCCAGAATTAAAAGTCTGACCAATTCTATCCCCAGTACTGACATTCCACTGACTGCTTCTTAAATCCTGTTTTATTGCCTCAATAACTGCCATATTTATTGAATTTCAAGCTGAAAGGAAAACTCAATTTTATCTCCAATCTCCAAAGCAATCCCTGTAAAATTTCCATGCATTAATAAACTCCCAGCTGTTATATTATTTAATAATCCTGCTTCAGTAATTGTTTTAACTGCCTCGGATGTAATTGTCCCAATCCACTCCACTACATCAGGGCTGACCTGACTTCTTGTTGTCTCAACTCTTGATTCTCCCTCCTCATTAAACAAGGTGGTATTATTTTTTGATAGTGATCCACTACCTGATCCCCAAGCGATATACTCAATATTGGTAGTTACCTGATTATCAATTTTATCCACTATCCACTCTTCACAGCCTTGAGTTAAAACAACTGCCATGTATAAGAATTTATTAATTGCTTTTTGGATTTCGTTATTTAGTGCTAATATCATATTTTTACTTTTGGTTTATTATTTAAAATGATTTTATCTGACCATTTATCATCTTTGGCTCTATAAACCCTTGCCTGAATTGATGACCTGCCAAGAATAACAACCTTCAAACTGCCCTTTACTCCTCTTATTATTTTTAACAATAGTTTTAATATTAAATTCTTCATAAACTTGTTATTTTTGGCATTGGTTTTTTATCTATCTCAAAATACATTCTAAACATCAAAGCATCTGCAATATCTGGCGACCTGCCAATATGTTCCTTAATTTTTTCTTTATCTTCTAAACTTATCTTACTGTCCTTGTCTATATTTTTCTGTTTAATCTGCTCAAGCTCTTCGATTAATAAATGTTTTATATTAATATCAGCTGGCTCATCAATCCCGATTTTCCCTTCTTCTGACAACTGTGCCAATTTGAAATAACACTGGGTTTTTAAATTCGCATAATTAACTATCTTTGTTTTATCTCTTTTTGCCTCGTCTGGCTGAATTGCTTGAGAGTTATTGATAAACCCGACACAACCGCTAATTTGATCAACTACTCCACCGCCTACACCGTCTTCATCCAAAATAATGTGTGATCTCCTGACTTGTTTTTTTTGAGCGTACTTTATAATCCACTCGGCTGACTTAGCTGTATTTTTCTTAATGTCATAATCGAGTATTGTTATTTCTTTGACCTGCAATCCCTCCCAGTAAACAATCACCATTTTATCCCTGCCTTTTCTTGCAACATCACCAGTGATAAACCTTTCTTTGCTTATTACTGCTTTATTTGTGAATAAATCATTGATAGTGTCATAATCAAACAAACAAGACGGGTCATCATCATAATTCCAATTACCAAGCAACAGCCTTTCTCGTGTTGCTTTATCCTTAATGCTTTTTAAGTTATTAATGTAATGTTTTGAAATGTACGGATTATCTACTGCTAATGCTTGAATAAACTTTTTATCTATTTCCAATTTTCCTTCTTCCCATGGTTTATAAAACTCCTGATATACCCACTGCTTACTCGGATTACATGTGCCTAGTATTTTCGGTATTAAGCCAAACTCATCCAGCTTGTATCTGATTCTTGACCTGACTATTCCCCAAGCCTTGAATGTTATCTGATTTACCTCATCAATGAACGCCCCTGATATTTCCAAACTGCCTAAACTATCAAAATTGGGGTCGCTGGGATATAAGAATAAATCTTTTAACAATATTGAACTGCCATTCGTAAAACTTATAACACCCTCAATCGAGTTATACTTAAAATCATCTTCATTTCTAATGTCCCACATTTTGCAAAGGTCAAAAAATGTCTGCAAAGTCGTTTCCTTTAAACTCTTTAGCTTTGACCTGCCCATTAACCATCTGCTCCCGGGATATTGACCGCACATAATAATCAACCATGCACAACCTAATAAACTTTTACCTCCACCAGCACCGCCTCCAAACAAAACTTCAAATGTTACTTGGTCTATTAAACAATTCCAAGCCTCATTTTGTTTTTTTGTTTGTTGCCAGTTTATCTCCATTTTCGTTATCGCCAACCGTAGAAATATTTATTTTAAATACTCCTCCTTCAGGATTTTTTACTTCAAGACTGTCTGACACTTTACCAATCTGCCTATTTAAATATTCTTTTATTGCATGAATATTGCCGTTAATCGCCTCAGCAAATAATCTATCCAAAACCATCAAAATCCTCCTTGTTTTTATCAATTTGCCTTGCTTTGGCCGATTAATTTCTTCGTAACCATGATTTTCTATTTCTGCCTTGATTTCTGCTATTTTTATCTTGCTTAAATCAGGTTTTCTTCCCGAACCTTTGCGTTTTCCTCCTCTTCTTTCCTTGGTTTTTGATTTCGTGCGTTTTTTCAAAGTTTTCAAAACTTTTTTATTATTATCTGCCATATTTTTAACTTACTTTCTTTGCTTTATCACCTGTATATTTCTCCCAACGGCTTATAATCACATCAACATATTTTGGGTCTAACTCCATCGCATAGCAAATTCTTTCCATTTGTTCACAAGCCAATAAAGTTGAACCTGAACCGCCAAATAAATCAATAACTATATCTCCAGTTTGGCTATTCTTTTTTAATGCTCTTTCAGGAAGCCTCAAAGGTTTTTGAGTAGGATGAACATAATCTCTGGTTAAATCTCTTTGCTCATACCAAGCATTCATCATTTCTACAAAACTGTCATAATCCAAATTGTTAGCATCTTTTAAATTATTAATTTTTTTATCCTTATAATGACTTTTCCCCTTTTTCCAACCAAGCATGCAAGGCTCATAAATTCGGTGATAATCTTGACCTCGAGAAAACACAAATGAATTCTTAAGCCAAATTATAGTTTGGCTATATTTCCAGCCAGCACTTTCAAAAGCAAACCTATTAAGATGAACATTAATATTGGCAAACCACCAATAAATAGTTACATCATCAGTTGAAAAATCATAAAGGTTTTTTAAAACATCCATGTAAAATATCACGCACTCCTTATCTGACTTATTATCATTGAAAATTTGGCCACCAGTGCCTCCAAATTTTGTTGAGCTATAATCAAGTCCTCCTGGAGATTTGTAATTTACATTGTATGGCGGGTCGGTAAAAATCATTCTCCCAAGCTGTTTATTCATAAGCTTTTCAACATCCTCTCTTTTCGCAGAATCACCACACATTAATCTATGCTTGCCCATCTGATAAATCTCTCCTTTATTGGCAGTCGGTTCTTTTATATTTTGATATTCTTCCTCTGCCTTAAACTCATCTTCTTCAACTTCAAAATCCAAATATTGATTCAATTCTTCTTCGGTAAAACCTGCTTCTGATAAAAAATCAAAATCATACATTTTAAGAAGCTTTTCATAATCAAAGGCCCCCTTGTTTCTATTAAGCCTCAAATTAAGCTCTTTTTCTTCCTTTTTATTTAATTTCCTGTCAGGTATTCTTACCTCAACTTCTCTAAACCCCAAATCTGCCATTACTTTCAACCTTTGATGTCCTCCGATTACCGTCCTGTCCGTATTAACCGCAATCGGATCAACTTGATTATATTTATCAATACTGATTGATAATTGCTCCTTTTCAAAATCTGATAAAATTCTTGGATTATAATCTGCTGGAATCAAATCCTTAATCCCCATTATTTCATTTTTCCATTTTATTTTATTTTTGCTTGCCTTTTCTTTTTTCATGTTTTGTAAATTTTATAATCAACAATTTATCAATTTCTTTATCATTAAATTTTCCCTCCCTGATTATTTTTCTAAATACTTTCTCAAGCTCAACTATAATTTCTTTAACTTGAGATTTATAAGGACCAATATTTTTGCCGTCATTACCTTTGACTCCCTGCAAATTCCTCAAAAACGGATCCTGTTTTACTTTTATATGTCTGCTTAGGCTTGCAGTTTCTTGTTCTCCATTCTTATAAAAAATTGCTATCGGCAATACACCAATTAAGAAAAAATCGGTTGTTTGTCTGACACCACCTTTTTTCTTTTTGTATTTGTTGTCAAAGTCAACTCTCAAATATAAATTAGTTCTAATTAATGATTTTAAGCTTTTCATAGTCGGTCTTTGTTCGGTCTAAAAAATTTTTTGAAACCTGCTTTTTTAGCAAGTCCCATGGCACATGCTCCTTTGTTTTTTGCATCAGTGCTTTCCGATACATCTATTAAAATATTAATCGCTGTTTGAAATCCGATTTGATGAACTACCTCTACCCAAGCTTTGATATTCCTTTGATCTCCTATCCTTTCTAAGTGATATTCCAATTGCCCTCTCTTAACATCTGTTAGAGGTTTTTTATATTTTTTGACAACGTTAACGTTGTTTTTATAATAAATATTAATATTATTATCGTGTTCAGTTTCGTGAATAGTTTTCCGTTTAGTTTCGTGAACGGTTTCGCCTTGACTGTTCATTTCCATGAACAGTTCATCCACTTTAGCTGTTAAGCTGATATACATGCGCTGATTTATTGTTTTAACCGAAATATATCCATTTTCTTCAATTCTTCTAATTCTGGGAGTGATTGCTCCCTTGCTTTTAATCCTCAAAAGTGGCATATCTTTTATGATTTTTCTGTAGCTTACCCAGGTATAGCCATCAATCCGCTCTTTTTCAATTTTCTCATTTTTCGAGTTGCATATTGTGATTAAATAGTTTAAGATAGCACTGTCCATCAAATCCATGCTGGTTTTAGCCAAAATATTTTGATTGATATTAATATTAAATTTCATAGAAAAAATGGAAGTAAAAAAAGTTTTAAAATATAACAGGCAAGAAAAGTGTGATATTTGTCAAAGGGATTATGCGGAATTTTATATTGAAACACCCTTCTCGCCGACTGGAGAATATCCCCAAAATGAAATCCATATGTACTATCTTGGGAAAACAGCTGTCTGTGAACCATGCTTGGAAAAAATTGTTTTTGATAACCTGAGCGAACATGTCCTTTACTCGCTTTGGAGCTGTAAGAAAGAAAGTCAAACCAAGAAAAAACCCAACTATCTAAAAAAATCCATCCCACCCAAATTGCGGTGGCAGGTTTTGAAACGTAATAACTTCACTTGTCTAAATTGCGGATCCAGAGGCGAATCATCTGATGACTTGCATGCTGATCATATAATTCCAGAATACAAAGGCGGTGAAACTAGCTTAAACAATCTTCAAACTCTTTGCCGAAAATGCAATTTTTCAAAACAGACAAAGATAATCGACTATAAATCCAATAACGAGCTTGCAACACGAGAGGTGAATCCAGCCAAAGCCGAATCCATGGACTAG